TCAGAACAATTTATTACCTCAATATTTTATTGAGTTATATGACAACTGTGCAATCCATAAAGCAATCGTTAAATCAAAAGTAAATCAAATCTTAGGTGATGAGATTTATTCTGATGATAATCCTGACGCAGTTTGGGAATTATTAAACGGTGATGAGAATGTAACAGACATTATGAGAAAATGTATGTTGGATTTTATGTTATTCGGTGGGTTTGCATTAAACATTGTATGGAGCAGAGATAGAAAGAAGATTGCTGAAATATATCATTTGGATTTTTCTCGTATTAGATCGGGAAAGATTAATCCTGATACGGATAAAGTTGATACCTATTATTATTCTCCTGAATGGGAAGATACAAGAAAGTATCCACCACAATCATTTCCTGCGTTCAACAAGAATGAAAAAGAACCAGTTCAAATATTTTATTTTAAGATTTACCAACCTGGTTTATCGTACTACCCAGTTCCGGATTGGTCGGCCGGACAACGTAGTATTGAAATAGATATTGAGATTAAAAACTTCCATATGAATAACCTACGTCAAGGTATGGTTCCTTCATTATGGATTAATTATAATAACGGTATCCCTGGTGAGGAAGAACAACGTATATTAGTACGTGCATTGGAATCACAATATGGTGGAACTGATAATGCCGGTCAAGCAATTGTATCATTTAATGAAAGTAAAGAACAGTCTCCAGATATTGTACAGATCCCTCGTAATGATCACGACAGTTATTACCAAAGTCTTTATGAAGATATTAGTAGGTCTATTCTGTCTTCTCATCGTGTGTCTTCTGCAGAGTTATTTGGTATTTCTACACCTGGTAAATTGGGTAGCAGGAATGAGATAATTGACCATAGTGAGTACTTTGCTCGTATGGTTATTAAACCATATCAAGATGAAATATTACCGGTGTTCAATAAATTATTAACCTTATTCTTTGGAAAGAAGACAACTCTTGAGATTAAACAATTATCTATCTACGAACCTCTTCCAATTGTTCCAACAGATGATGAGAACAATCCAAAACCGGTTCCTCCAGTTAAAACAGGTCATAACGAACAAAATAGACCTGAACCAAATTATCCAAATTTAAACAATAACTAAAATGGCAATAGGAAAATTACTGATCAGTGAAGTTAAGTTGAAGAACTATACAAATATTAACAAAAATGTTGATATGGATGTTCTTAAAGCAGAAATTCAGATCGCACAGGATATTGATCTTCAAACAATATTGGGAACTTTATTCTACAAACATTTATTGGATGGAATCTTACAAGATGGAACAACAACGTGGAACGCTGACGAAACAATCCTTGTGAATGAATATATTCAACCATTCTTAATACAGACCGCATATTTCAATGCAATCCCTCAGATTATGTATAGAACAATGAATAGAGGTATTGTTGAAGGTAGTATGGAGAATGCAAAGTCTGTTGATATTGAAACTATGAAGTATCTACGTAACGTACAAAAGAGTAGAGCAGACTTTTATCTTCAGAGATTGATGGATTATCTATTGATTGGACGTGGACAAAACAAGTTCCCTCAATATTTGACTGCATCAACATTGGATGGTATGATACCAGACAGAATCCAAAAATATAATAATGGAATATTCTTACGTCACTCAACTCGTAAAGGTTGGAACTTACGTGATATTCAAAACCAGGGAATAAGTGTATATTCAGAAATGGATAATGCATACCGCAATTGTCCCGATTGCTATTAATATTTAACTTATGAGTAACCCAAATCAAGGAGAAATGTTACAGGAGTATATAAAAAGAATGTTACTTGAAACAGAAGGAAAGGTTTCAGTTGGTGTAATAATCTCATCATATAATAGTTTTAAAAATAAGAAATAATGGATATTAGAAAATTGGTTGATATTAGATTTAAAGATGATGAGGTAACATTCAAATTCCCATCTGGTTTCCAACCAGCCAAATCTGTTCCTGAAGGTAATGCAGGTATTATGTGTAATACTTGTTCTAAGTGGAATCCTGACACTCAAATGTGTATGGGACCATATTATATCAAATGGAATGGAAATGGAAAAATACCCGATAATAATCCCAATGAGTACGCTTGTATTTGGTGGGTTGATAAAAGAATTAAATAATGAACTTTAACGAATTTGCAAGCGTCCTTTTACAATCAGGAACACAAGCACATATATTTCACTTTCAAACAACATCACACGCTGAACATAAGGCGTTGAACAATTACTACGACGAGATCGTTGAGTTGGTTGATGGATTAACTGAATCCTATCAAGGTTGTAATGGACGTGTATTGGACTGGACCACAAAACCATTAATAAATTGGGAAGAAGGAAAGTCAGCATCCTACTTCAAAGCACTATACGATTTTGTTCAAAAGAACAGACAATCGGTATCATCTGAAACTTGGGTTCAAAACCAAATTGATGAGATTGCAACCCTAATTGCTGAAACAATGTATCTATTAACACTTAAATAATTATGAACACAGAAAGACTTGCTCAGATCATCAAACTACGCTTTGATGCTGATGGAAATAAAAATGGTGACGCAACCAAAACAAAACCAGAGTTTGATTTTAAATCATATCCCTGGGATCAATGTATTGCGGATAATACGGACAAATATGGTGAAAAAGGTGCTGCAAAAGTTTGTGGAGCAATTAAAAACATGTCTGAGGAAATGGAAAAGGTTCCGACCGATCATCTAAATGAAGAGAAGGAAGCATTCATTATTCCAAAACCAATGCAAAATGAAAATAAGGATCAATTCATTGCTCGTTGCATGAAAGCAATCGGTGGTGAANATAAACCTCAAGAACAATTACTTGCAATCTGTTATGCTCAGATTGAATCTAAATAACCCTCAGGTATAGAACAAAAAATTCCGGATACGGATTTTACATAATATTTAATTTTCATTTTACTAAACCCCCTTGTGGGGTTTTTTATTTACCCTTTAATCTGACTCATGACCAATGGAGAATTATATAACCGACCAAATTAGTTATACACATTTTTTGAACAGGATGAAGGGANCCCTCGTTAGAGGGGNCCGTAATTTACCCCTGTCGAAGACGGGGAATTGTCCTTTAGGACCGACTGACTGAAAGGAAGGAGTAAATGACCCTCAGGTGTGGAGGAATCCGTTGCACGAAGGGTGGGTTAGTTTTTAACAAAAAACTTCCAAGCAACCAAACCCCGACCATCTTTTTTATCCACAAACTATCCCCATCTATACCCGACCTCATTACGGGTCGATCCTGACGGTCGACCCTTCAGGTGAGGTGTTAGTACTACCCATTATAGATCGTCGATTTTATCCCCTATAAACCCCCCCATAGAATTGATTTTAATATGGTCCCTGACGACCGACCGATAGGGAGGGAGATAATTGTTGCCAGACAATATCGGGTGAACGGTTCTTGCCAGACAATATTCACTGATCCTTACTACCCCACCCGTCATGACTGACACAACCCCACCTGAATGGTCTACTAATTTAGTAGGGTATAATAGTCTACCGTGGGTGTAGACTTTAGGGGAATAGAAAAACTTGTACCATTTTCCTCCTCCCTTCGGTCGTCGTTCAGGTTGTTTTTGGGGATATTACACCACTTATCCGTAATTTTAACCGTTCATCACAAAAATTAAAAAAAAATTAGAAAATTTTAAAAAATATTTGTCAGTGTTAGTAGTAGTGTGTATCTTTGTGTTACAAACCACGAGGATGATCCGAGTGTGTTCTAAAATTAAAAATATGACATCGATCCACACCATCACAGACAAAGTGTACAACTCATACCGACCACCTGTGATATACTACAGAAACAAGATCACATCCTTTAGAGGTGGTGATAGTTTATTTGATTGTACCATGAAGGACATTCAATTAGAATTACCTCAACACATTAAGTTGAAGTATGATAATGGTATCTATACCTTTAGTGTTTATAAGGATGGTTTCTTATTATTCTCTTATCGTATCAATAAGTTTGTTGGTCTTTATAACTTTCAGATGAAGTATTGGTATGAGACAGGTAATTCCTTTTGTTCTTATTTTTCCTTTATATGTGATTATTGGTTTTATCCTCCTGTTAATTCTGATCGTATTGAATATGATATTACTGGTGGATGTTATGACTATTATAAAGATTAGTTCTTCCACCCGTATATACATATATATGGAATGTGGATAAGTTTATATAAAAATATTTGGTTGGTGTTATAATAACACCTATCTTTACACTCTTAATAACAAATACGGGGACAGGTTACAATCTGAACACCAAAAAATATGAAAAATATAACAACTGCGTTAAAGACGAGTGAAAGAAACTTGTCACAATTAATGGTTTATTCTATTCAAGATTTAAACGAGGGATTTACTGATCCTAATTACTATTTGGAAATTAGAATGTATAAGGATAAAAAGTCCTTTAAATCTATTATTAGATTGGATGGTAGTGATAAATCTTATGGTTCAAATTCGGTATGTGAACATCCTTTTGTTATTACTGATGATAGTGAATATACCACCACCAATTATCATCAAAGACCAACCCGTATTGGTTTAGGTACAATAGTAGACTTATTGGAAGAATTAAAGAAACCAAAAGTTGTTAAGGATAATGTTATTGAAAATCCAATTGATGTAGCTTTACGTAATCTTGTTGATGCTGTATTACAACAACCATCTAATGAGTTAATAGGTAACTTAAACTACATTATAGACAATCTTAATGAATTGGGTACTGACTATACAATCACACTTAAAACAAAATAATATGAAGATATGGAAATTACAACGAGACAACAAAAGATTATTGATCTATCTTATAGATTGTATTAACAAATATCAAGGAATTGATCTTAACGCCGATGATATGGTCAGTTTATATGGTAAGAACAAAAAACAATTAATAGATATATTCGTTCAGAATGTGGAGAGTGCAGGAAACCCCCAACTTGATTTTCTTGAAATATATTATTAATATGGATAAAGAACTACTTATAAACTTCATCCATCAATTATCTTATATTGTTGATGGATCTAACCTTGAACTTGATGAAAGAAATGATTTTCATTATTATATCAAGGAAATACTAAAAATTGTTAATAATGAAAAAGAATAGAAAAGAATCCTTTAAGAAATTAATGGATAATAGAATAATTGATGGTCCAATGTTATTTGGTGATGGTGCTCCAACTGAGGTGATCATTGAACGTTTAAATGGTCTTAAAGGGATGAAAAAGTATTATTATACACTTAACTTCATCATTGAGAACACCACCGAAAATAAGGAAATGTTCGTACAAGAATTTGATTCCGTTATGTTGGATTGGATTTTGGATAAAGTATCCTCAACCATTCTTGAAAAACGTGCAACAGATATATTAACTAATCATGTGAATATTGTTAGGACTGCAACCGCAATGGGACCAGTTGATGCAAACTTACTTGATAGTATGTTTAAAGATTTTTCTAATCCCCCTGTTGAATAGGTTCGTCATATTTCCTATCAACAAAGAAGGTGACCGTAATTGGTCACCTTTCTTCATTTTATATGGAACAAATCAAACAATCAAAGTATGGGAGGGTTGTATAACAAAACTTAACCTTACGTAGATGGCAATCTAACTGTAACAAAATTTTCCCTCCCAATAATATTAATATAATTCTTATTGTAAAAAAAGTGTAGAGGAACTACTATTATTCATTCCCCTACGAGATTGAAGGTTATTTTTTCCACCCATCCTTATTGATGGGTTGTGATTTTCTTTCATCAATGATCTTATCAAACGCCTTAAATCGTTTTTTAATCTCCTCCGTTGGACCACTGATACAAAAATCTGACCACAGTTCGGTGTACACCATAACCTCATATGTGGACAGATATTGTAATATGTTTTTCTCTTTTAGTAATTCTCTAACATTACTTGACTGATTTTGTCTTACGATCATAAAATCTTTTTCTGATGCTCCCATTTTGTTTATTTTTTAAAGTGAATATTTCTTGTCTTGTTGATTTAATTTTTCTATGAATATATCAGAAGTTGCTTCCAAATCAATTGTTCCATCCTCATTGAATTGTAAGGGAACCATTATCTTTGGTACTTTGTTGTTGTAGTCTTCAGGTACAGTTCCATCTGTTGGATACATTTTATAAACGTAATTGTTATGACCACGTTCTTCTAACCATTTCTCAGTTGACTTATAGATAATTCCTTTATTAACCAATGCATCAATTCTTGCACCGGGTTGTATTTCATCTATCGGACCATAATGTTCTATGTACTTACGTCTTGCTTCCCATTTGGTCATGTTGGGATAGATCTTAAATAACTCCTTAAATTCTTCTAATTGACCCTCAGCGGTTGAGGTTCTTTGTTGTAGTTCTTGACCCTGAATATGGGTTGTGTTGTGATAAAC